ATTCCACCCAACCCGCTGACCATGTCGGCCATCCGGCCAATCTCGGTCTGGGTGGGCTCGAAGTCGGGAGTGATTCCGCCCAACCCTTCGACCAAGTTGGCCATCCGGCCAATCTCGGCCTGGGTGGGCTCGAAGTCGGGGCCCTCAATTTCAGAGAGCAGAGCTTCTAGCTCTGCTAATTGCTCGTCTGCCCCACGCTCGCCCTCAAATATATCCAGACCACCAGCACCAAAAAGCTCAATAGCCTTTCTAAGTTCCTCAAGCTCCGCCGCTCCTAAGGCAGACAAATCAGGAACCAGATCTCCCAATCCCCCTATCTTTACCCCAAGGTCTCCTACGTCTCTATCAAGGCCCGGCAAAATATCACCTATCTGCTCCAGGCCAGAGCCAAAAGAGCCTCCTTCCAAGCGATCAAGAAGCCCTTGTCCTAAGCCGGGGCCGCCTTGATAACCAGTTAGCACGTCTTGGGCAGTTCCAAGATCGGTCATAAACTCTTGATCGAATGCCAATCCAGATATTCCTTCACTACCCGGACCGATACCCATAACATGCTCTGCGCGACCTAACCCGCCATAAAGTTTATCGCTAAAATCCAGTCCCTGTAGTCCCTCTTCTGTTTTTTTAAAGAAATCATTCCAAAATGCCTCTTGGCCACCAGCTTCGTCGATCATTTTAATCATACCCGAGGAAAAATCGGGGTACTCTGTATGCAGTTTCCACCAGTCATCTGGAAGGGAACCAGCGTGAAGATTCCCGTCGCGCCCCCTCCACATTGTGGTCTGTAATTCTTCTACATAGCCCTCCTGCCCTACTTTAATATCATCCGCTGCCATATGGACGGCACCAGATGGAGATGTCCAAGTTTGGGTAGAAGGATCATAAGTCGCTCTCGCACCAGGAGATACTGGTATAGGCCCCTCTGGGGGGGCGAAGCCAGCAGGCTCCTCAAGCCCTGTTGCTGTAACAACATTAGTTGCCCCCGTAGATGCGTTAGCGGCATTGGCATTCTGCCGTCTAAGTCTCTCGGCCTCCTGCCGTCTAAGTCTCTCAGCCTCCTGCCGTCTAAGTCTCTCAGCATTCTGCTGTCTAAGTCTCTCAGCCTCTGCCTGCGATCTTCGGGGGTAATCATCACTTAGGACAGGGATGGTTGGGGTAACCTGTGACATTATTCTACTCCTGCTCTTCGTTTTCGCTTATGGCCAATCGGGGTATACACAAGATGCGTTCGTCGTATTCTGAAGAACTGATTAGACGTTCCATTCCTAAAGCGCAGACTGCTATGGGGATCATATTCAGTCATCTCTGTGTCCTGAGAAAGCATCCTCAGTGAACCTATGGCACCAACGTCCGTCAGGTCTGTTCCCAGAGTAAATCCACCTGTAGTAGTCAGTGTTTCCGATGTCCCTGTAACGCCGGAAGACTCCTGCTCCACATGGATACTGTAACTACCAACAGCATCATAGTATGTGCGGGCATAGCGCCAACGCTGGCGTTCCGCAGAGCCGCCGGGAGCAGGGGCTCCGGTGCGAAACCAAGCGTCAATCGGCGTGCCGTTGGCGCTATCGTCATCATCAACATAGGTGCTGGCAGGAGCATGGTCCTCCAGCTTGCCGCCAATATCCCCAGATCCATTATAGGTTCCGGCATGGGGCTTGTTGTCGATTAAGGCAGAGCAGTTGCGCTTGAAGTAGGTGCCCGATCCCACCATGGGGCCATAGAATTTATCATGCCGATTGTTGTAGATGATGATCTCTTCCATCTCTGACGTGGAGCCCTTGGGAAGCCAGAACCAAGCCTCGTTCTTGAGCGGGTAATAGATGCCATGAGATTGAAGGAGTCGCGCAGAATTAACATCGTCCCAGTATCCCAGATCCAGACTATGGGAATGCTTGGTGGCATCCTGCTGGCCGCTCTCCCATAAATAAAACCCATCTTTTCTGATAAATAACTGACGATCCCCCGGAAGAGTAACAATGGCTCTACCAGAAATACTGGCTCTGGCCGTAACCTGTACACGCTGATATGGGATGGAGGCATTCCCGGTAGGAGATATGGTATGGATGCCATCTCTGCAATGGACAGCCAAAAAGTCCTTGCCTTGCTTTAAGCCCTCTATTTTAGAGCCAAGATTTATAAATGAGGTCGCCGCTATGGTTTCAGGGGTAGCCAGATCGCTGTACCAGATCCGATCATAGTTGGTGTCTGCGTTCGCATACCATAGCCGATTGTCCCAGAAAGCGATATGCTCTGCCGTGGTGAACCGGGAAGAGATCCCAGCCGCTGTTGCATTCGAGGTGCCTGTCCACTTAAATGGAGCATTGACCCCATTGGTGGCGTACAGGGTTCCATTGGCATCAGCCCACTCAAAGGTATTGTCATCAGCAGCAGTTATGGTGAGTCCGCCAGTAATGTCCGCAAACGCCGATCCTGAGTCTTTCCAGATTTTTATTCCACACACCAAAACAATGTGCTGGGTATTGGGATTGACTGTAAACTGGGCACACATCGTTACGGTTGGATCGGAAGAGATATTGGCGTATCCGCCATAGGAGGCGGTGCCGAGCCGTTTCTCTATGGCCCCAGCGGGGTTGATGGTGCAGTTCTGCATAGCAGATATTTCTGTGGCAGAAACGTCTTCTGTAGCCAGATCATAACGAACCCCGCCATTTTCGCCCCAAGGCCCTAATTGAACATCGTTTGATTCTCGTATGGCCATTACGCGGTCAGGCTGCCTTCCTGTACAAAGAAGCCAAAGTCACCTTCGCCATCGACTTCATCTCCGCGCCGACGCCACTTACGATTGCCCCAGATTCTGAGATTGGTATTCAGTGCTACAGAAATAACGCTTTCGTACTCAGCCCTGTTCTCTCCAGAACTATCACTATCTCCCTTTTCCTGGGTATACATCTCGGCAGCAGCAAAATAGAGAGCTGGCTGAACTACTTGCGGTAAGTAGATATCCAGATTGTCGGTATCGTTACTTGCGGCCCAGTCTGGAATGTAGGAGAGATATCTATACCGAATGGTTTCGTTGGTTGTCGAGTGCAGCGGATACAGTGCTATGGTTATGAGTCCGGTAGTAGCGTCTATGCCCTCAATAGTTATGGCATCTACATTGCCGGTCTCGTCTTGTTCTGGGTCCGCAGCATCGAACCAGTCCCAGCCCTTGAATGGCAAGGCCCCCCCATTGGTCTCGTCCACAAAGGAGTAAGGGGTCAGTACATCACTGGCTAGTACATAAGTGCGGGTAACAACATCAGCGCCTGCCGTCGCGGCGAAAGAAGTAGTTCCCCCATTAATAGTTTCACCCGAAGTAAAATCGGTAGAGGAGGACGGCGAATGGTAATGCAGAGCCGTCGCATAATTTGTTGCATCATACGAAGCAGCCACGGTGGCCGTTCTTGCAGACGTTGCCCCTGTGATAATTTCCCCAGCCAAAAAATCACCAGTAGCTCCAGAAATTGTCAGTGTAGAGGTAGTCGTCAAGTCAGCCGTCTTGTAAGCCCACCACCATTCGGCTCTCCCAACAATACGATTAGCTGCCGCATTCAGATATAGACGGGCTTGGTCTTTATTATCTGTGTTGCTGACGTTAAGCCCTGTGCGCCGCAGGGTCATGGTAATGGCTTCGGCTAAGGTCATCCGAGTGCTCCAAGATTGGCCCAGGCACTATTCTGGTAGCCCTGGATGGTGGCAGTGGTGCTGTTGTAAATAATCATCCCATGGGCTGCTGTTAAAGCATTCCGCTGGGTCGTTGTCATGGTTGGAACAGTTATAGTCCCTGAAGTTCCACTTAAATCCAGACTATCCACTTCAACGTGGCCAAATAGTCCGAGTTCTCCATAGAATACAGGAGCCTTAAGCTGTTTATTCGGTTGCGCCAAAAGAGGATTCAGTCCCAACGTATCCTACGTCAGCAAGGGCCTCGGGGTTGATTTCAAACTCCTCCTGTGCAATCATCGCCAGATCATCTGGGTCCAGACTGTCCAGGCCAAATCTTTGTTCTGCCTCTCTCGCCGTCATAGTAGTCGTAGCACCGTCACGATTCTGATTCTTCAGATAGGAATTTCTTGCCACTGCGCGGGCCTTCTCTTCACCCAGATTGCCAACAAGGGCTTCTGAGGGCTCAGGATACCACGGCGTCCCATCTGGATTGTCAGGATGCTGAACCTGACCATAGGCCAATACATGATTGCGGGACTGAGTATTGGAGCCCTTCTTTTTGCGCGGCTGGTCTACGACGCCTCCAACACCAAGGGAACGCTGAATCTGCCTTTTCTGCTCTGGCGTTCCAGTCTCCAGAGCCGCCATAATGAGTTTGAGTGCCTCTGCCTTGCGGTCGGGAGCGCCAGATTCAGTGACCTCAGTGGCTTCGGTAACTTCCGTAATTTCAGTCATAGTCCATGCCTTTCGTTTTTGAATTATAAATTGGGAGAAGGCCAATAAATCAACCCTCTCCCAATTGGGCTCAGTTACTCCATGAAGCCCTAAGCTGCCACCTGCAAATACACAGCTATAAAATCTGCGTCAGCATTAGGAGCATGGAGCGCATGTCCGACAATCTGCTCTACTGCTAAAGTATCATGTTGCTGTACTGCTCCCGGCACCCCATCAGATAACGTAACCTGGTCACCGATAGTAACAGCGGAGCCTCCAGCATCATACAATACAGTAGCATGGCCATGGGTTTGCACCCAGCCATAATTCTTATCAGAAACGTCCATCGCATTGACACACACACCGACTACCCACATATCGGTCGCTGCTGTGGCACTAACAAGACCGTTATAGGGATTTCCGGTGATTACACAGTCGGTTGATGTATCAACGGCTATTTTAAGGCCGTCAAACAGTGTTAGAGTAGTTAAATTGCTTGCTCCAGCAGTGTTTGATTTAATGCGATACGTGTACCCCTGTCCTGTATCATTTACGGTGTGCAAATATCCACCAGCGTACTGATCTTTAGTTGCACTACCAAAAAGCGAAGAATCCGTAAGAATCACCTCAGTAGCACCAATAGCTGCCACCGTAAAATCATCAGTAGCATAAGTTACTGCCTGTGCGCTGACATCCTGGGCCACTAAATGTCCGGCAGTAGTATCTGCGGCAAACTCAGAAAACCGGAATACCCGGCCATCTTCAAATACTTTCTTTGTTCCAATCGGAAGCACATTTTGATCTGTTACATCAAAAACTCCCAGATCATTGCGGCCACCAATCGTTCCAAGACCGGTTACCGAACCGTTGTTGTCCATATAACCTGGACCTAAACTCCAAGGCATTACAGTTCCTTTCCCCTATGGGCAGGGTATGAACCCCCATTGGCTTGGGGGCAAGAAATGGGAAAACAAAATTAAACTGCTTCTACGTGATATTGTACATCAGG